AGTAACCCCCAGGCAGCTGCTGCGGTTCTCCCTGCTTCTCTATGACCGCATTGGGGTCAGGTACTATTGCTGGGGTGGCGTCCCGGAGGACGTACTCGTTGCCCGCCTTGATGACAACCCACCGCTTGCCGGAGATGGGGTCTTCCATTGCCGAACCAGGAACTATCTCAGGTATGCCCCCGAGAATCCCTCCTAGATTAAAGCGGTCAACGGCGGCAGCAGCGGCCTCTTCGCCACTGAGAGGCTTATCATTATTGCCGTTATTGCCGTTATTGCCGTTATCTCCATTGGCCATGTTACTTCCCCCTCACCATCTTCATCACGTTCTCCAGTCCCTGCTCCTGGATGTAGGCACGTTTCTCTTCGGGGCTGAGGTTCTGGAACCGGGCCATGGCTGCGGCCTTGTTCTTGACCCGCTCCTGCCCGAAGGGGATGGGGTTGGCCTTCCGGGCGGTCTTCTTGGCCCCGGTAATCTCGTCCTTTAGGAGGTGGACAATCTCGGTGAACTCGTTTACCTGTGGCATATCGCTCCTAGCCAGCCATGTTTGCGCCTATTTGGCTGGGGTTGATGGTGTTGGGTGTGAGGCCCTGCCTCGTCTGGTCTTGTCCCATGGTCTGGTCGAGGGGCATACCGTCCGGGCCTAGAATCTTGCCATTTCCCCCTCCCATGGCCCCTGCGGGGCCGCCGCCCGGAGAGCCGCCTTGAGACGTGGCAAGGGCACGCTCGACCAGTGCTTCGATCCCTTCTTCACGGGCGACCTCCATGGCTAGGGCCTGGTGGATCATGGGGTTCTTCCTGACCCAGTCCATGAGGAGGCGCTTCCTTTCCCCGGAGGCGTCCTCCAGCCTTGCGTCGGCGTTCCAGTAGGTCTCCATCGATTTCAGGCCCGCCTGCACCTCTTGCAAGCCCAGCTGGCGCTGCTGGAGTTGGAGGACAGGGTCAACCAGGTCGAAGGTGATCTGCACGGAATAGTCGGACTCTATATAGGAAGGCCGGATGGCCTTGCCCCTGACCGTGAGGTTCAGGTCGAGGAGGTCGATCAGCTGCAAGATGTGGGATGAACTCACCGAGGCCAAGTGTTCCAACTGCCTCGATACGCCCACGAACTTCCGTCCGGCGGCGGTGGACAAGATGGCCTGCTGGCCTACCGTGCTTACGCCCTGCTCCCTGACCCCAGCGAGGGCACGGGAGAAAGTGCCTTCCTCAATATCTCTTGATAACCATTCTTCTGTTTGGAACATCCACCTGGGGAGTTGGGGTATCTCCATCCTCCAGACATCGCCCCTGTCCTGCATCTCGATGATGTCGCCCTGGTCGATCTGGTCACGGAGTTCGTCAGCGCCCATGCGGGTGCCGATGGGGTTGAACGTGGCGTCCATGAGGGCGTTGTGCCTGCCGGAGACGGCCTGTGCCTGGGCACGGATGTCGGCTAGGACTGGGTCTAGGATACCCACGGCCAGATTGGCTGGGTCTATCCTGTCGGAGTTGGTGGGTTCTTGCCCGAAACCGGCGTAGGCGTGGGCATAAGGGACGAAACCCCACGTGTTCTTCTCGGTAAAGAGGAGTTTCTTCATCCCGTGGTACTCCCGGCCCGTGCCTGCCACGTGGCCTGAGACCATCATGGCGTGCCAGCACTCAGTCCAGTACTCGTCCACCAAGATGAGTTCAAAGGGGCGGTTGTTCCGCACCTCCCACACGTCTGCGTTCCGGCCCCTAGCCTTCCTAGCCACAGTGAGTTCGTGCAAGTCCTGGGAGAACCTCCTTGCGTGCCTGATGGCCACACGGGGGCGTTTCTCCCAAGGGTCTAGCAATATCCTAGCTGGGTGGGGTGACCTAGTGCGGAAGGGCATAGCGGTGTGCCGGTAGTGGTCGTGGAGGCGGGTAGCTGCGTGCCACTCATCGTCAGGCACGTCGGGGCCACGGGTAGGCTCCTCGGCCCGTTTCTGTAAGACCCCTGAGTCCAACCCCAGTTCGTGGATCGAGTAACCCAGATGCACCAGGTTCTTGCCCTGCTGCTTCCAAGTAAGGGCAGGCTCCAACAGGGAAGCCTCGTCCAATATGGCCTTCAAAGCCTCTTCGACCCTGTCTGCGTTGGCCCTGGACTCCTCGGACGTGCGTGCGGGGTTCCTGTGGGGTGTGGGCTGGGATGCGAGTTGGTGGTCAACAGCGTTATCCACCAGTGAAGTGGGTCTCGCCGGTCTCAGCCACCCCGGCCTTGAGTGGGCCTCTGCCCCGTCCCACACGCTGAACGTGCGGAAGTAATAATCGTCGTACTTCTCCCATTTCCGGTGTGCGTTAGTCCACACCTCCTTCAAATGGGAACGGTACTGGTCTATGACCGTGGCCGTAGGCTCGTCGTCAAACCCGTGAAACCCGCTAGAAGTCATACGTTACCCCCACCTTGCCCAGCCACGTCTGCGTCTACGCAAGTTGCTACGTTCCGGTCTCCCGTTCTCGCCAGCGGCGGGCCTTGCGAACTGTCTCAACTGCCAAGCTATCCCCACAGCCATAGGGTAATCGTCATGCGTCCCGCTCTGGGCTTCTATCCTACCACGCTTGTCAGGGTTCCGTATAACAGTGAAGAACTGGGCCAGCCCCTCTCCGTTAGGCACGGTCAGCGCCCTCACATGCACCGCCTCAATCAAGTCTCCCCAAAGCACATACCTAGACCCGTTGGTCATGCCCGCCGTGTCATAAGTGTGCCAACCTGGGTGGTCTGAGTCCCTATAATATAACCTCTTGTACTTCAACTCCTGGGCCATCGATATCGTCAATATCCCCCAGTCGTTGTCCTCCACCCCCCAAATAGGCGAATTATACATATTCAACAGTTCCACCGACGCCACAGCCAACTGCGTCGGGTTCAACACCTGCGAACATATATCCGCTGCCACATAACCCGTGACTGCGTCCACGATCACCGTGACCGCCCAGTCGTTACCCGTGCCGTGTGACGTGTCCGTGCCAGCGCAATAACGCTTTCCCGGCTGGAAAGGCTGATATATATTCGCCTGCACCCCATTTGACGTAGTCACCCTCTCCACCGGCCCCTTCACATCCTGCTTCATCATCGTCAACACGTCCAGATCAAAAGCGGCTATAGCCCTAGTCGGGGCAAAAGCCTCCTCCTCCGACTCCGGGTGTTCCTTCTGAAAGAGCGCCTGGTTCGGGTACTGCGCCTTCCTCTCGTCATACCACTCCCTGTCCCTCGACGGCCTCGCCTTCCACCCAAAGAACAACCTCTTAAACCCGTTCCCCGGCGCACCAAGATAAAGCGTCTGAAACAAAGACCCCATCTTATAAGGGTTCACAGTCGATGTTATGACCAACTGCCCATCATTATCATCAAGCCCCGGCTTGACCGAGTTATAACATGCGTCCAAATACTCATGGAAATCCGCTTCATCAATAATCACCAACGTCGGGTTAAGCCCACGGCCCGCCGCCTCCGTCGAAGGCAACGTAATTATCCTAGACCCCGACTTAAACGTCATCTGCTCCCGGTTATCAGGCACATCCAAAGGCTCCCTCAACTCCGGGGGCAACGACTCATACGTCGCCCGACTCTTCGACAAGAACTCCCATGCGTCCCTCTCCCCCTTACTAAACACCAACGCAAGGGCATTAGGCGTGAAACTGGCGTGATGCAACACATACGACGAGAGAAGCGTCGTCATCCCTATCTGCCTCGACTTCGCCAACACAACCCTAGCCTCCCCCTCCAATACCCCCTGCACCTCCATCAAATGCGGCCACTCCTGCAACGCAACCATCCCCGTCCCAGGCTCCACCACCTTCACAAACCCCATGAATTTGGCATAACTCCTCTTAGCCATCTCAAACCGGGCCAACTTCCCCGCCGCTAACTCCTCCTGCGTCGTTACCATCCCCCAAAATCCCAAAAACCAATATTTTCAATCACCTTCTCAACCCTCCTAAAACCAACCTGCCCTACCCCCCACCCCCCTACCACCACAATAAAAAGCCCCCGGCTGCCTTTCCTTCAACCAGGGGCTTGCTACGCCTACCCTCTACTTCTTTTGTCCACTGCTACCCATGAACACCTCTGCACCTCTACCAGCTAACCTTGTGCGTAAAGGCTGCTTTCATTGTAACTGGAGGTCGCTGAGACCCCCTCCCCCCAACCAGTACCCACCGGCCAGATGGTACCGTCGGATTGGGGGGGTACCGGGATATGTTTTTATCGTTGAGGGGGCCGCCCCCATCAAGGTTTACAGGCAGCCTGTTAGCCTCGGCTCGTGCCTGGCAATGCGCCTTGCACAAGCTGCGTTATGTTAACTCAGGCACGGCTGCTGGGGGATTGCTGCCTGATTCTAAAGATAATGTATGCCCGTCAGCCTCTAACTCAGCAGCCCTTGAGGCTATAGCTTCTAGCTGATCCATCGTTAACTGCGGATAATGGGCATGATGTACCACGCCTGTAATCTCTTGACGATCAATCAACAATCCGCACGCCTTACCTATTAACTCAAGCGCTCGTGTGGCTGCGGAATACTGCTGTTTAAGGGCTGCTGCCTGGCTAATTGTCCACAGTT